TCCTGAATATAATGTAGTCTCTTTTTGGCTAGATTGAGCAAACTCTGGATTAATTCTTAAAAAATGTGTTCCTTTTTTACCTAATGGGCTTATTTGTAAATCTCTACCTTCTATGTTTTCTTTTACAATAGAATCAAATATTCTTCTAAATCTTCCAGTAGCATTAACATCTAAACCAATATCTTTTTGCCCTTGTATAGCTTGATAACCTGCTTTATAACGTTTTCCTGGGTCCCAAACATCTTCTACATTTTTAGATGCGTATTCAATACCAAATTGTTCATCATACTCTGGGTTTTTAAGCTCTCTTTGAAGTTTTCCTTTTTTGTGCATTTCAGAAAACTCTGGTTTCATAAATTCTAGTTTGATAGAAAGGTCTATACTTTGATAACCAGCTACCATATCACCGTCATAATCTGCACCACCTAAACGTTCAGCGGTTTCTTTGTGCACAACAATACCTCTACCAGGTTTATTTATAAAACCTCCAAACTTTAATGTAGCAATACCAGCTTCATCAGCTTGTGGAGACCTGGTAATAATATACATCATGTCTTCTTCTAACGTTTGTTTAAATTTACCAGTAGATTTTTTCCACATTTTATATACGTTATTTAAAGTATCAACAACAATTTTACCGTTTTGGTCTCTGTACTCTATATCACGAGTTTTATCTCCGTTATATAAATAAAATTCATCAGTTTTAATACCTTTTTTGTTAAATCCTTTTATCATTGATTCTACTTCAGGGTCATATCCTTTTAATCTCAATGATGAAAAACCTCTTTTAATAACAGGTCTACTAAATTTGTTAATTAAAATATTGTTTAAAGCTTCATTAAACATGGAGGCTTTATTTCCATAAACTAATCCATACGGATTGTAATCTATTTGCTCTAACCAGCCATTTAAACTTCGTATATCTTCTACACCTTCTCTACCAAATATAGATTCTAATTCGTTTATATTTTGAGATTTAAATAAATTTTTAAGAATATCTTTACTTAATCTAGTATGTGGATTTTCTCTTAACATTTTATAAATAAATGGCATACTTAATCTATCTATATCTAATTCTGCTTTTTCTATTAATCCTTTATATCCATCTTTTTCTACTAAAGATGTTAACATACGTATATAGCGTTCGTCTCCCTTATTAACTTTTTCAAACAAGGCATTAAAAGCATTTAAAGCTTCACCTTCCATGCGGTCACTAATTTTATTTATTAATCCCCAATGTATTGCAGCGCTACCATCTTTTTTTATTTCTACTTCATGTGGTATTATTCTTATATCTTCAGGTTTAGCAGTAAATATTTCAGGTGTTTCAGCTACGCTCCATTTTCCTGATTTTGAGTCAAAATCTATTTTTCCTACTGTATGTCTTGAATTAGATTTAGCACCAGATTGATAAATCATTACATCCCAACCATTAGCATCCATCAAATCGTATATTGCTTTTGTAGCAGAATCTTCAGCACCTTTATTAATTAAAAGCCCTCTGTCCTTTTCTACATTTTCGGGAATTAACATCACATCTTTAATGTAAGCATCAATTAATTTGTCATATAACTTAGGATTTTTACGTGCTTTTAATAATTCATCTACACTAATACGACCAGTTTCCAATAAAATACGTTCTCTTACTTTTCTACTATAGTATTTAGTGCCGTCAGTTAAATCCCATTGTTTAGTTTCTCCATTAGTATTTTTATACGACAGTTGGTGGTCTTTTAATATTACCGTGTTAAATCCGCCTTCTTCGTTCAAAATATTCTCAAAGGCTACCTTTTTACCTTTTCCGTTAAAAAAGGTCGTATTGCCGTAATATTGGCTGTCTAAAGGTACTCCGTTGTACAATGTTTTAATATATTTAGTTGCTTTTGCAACATTTGGAAATAATGGATTAGCTTGATATTTTTCCATAGCATTTTGTATGTCTTTTACAGATTTAATATTTTCTGGTTTAATATAACCTGCTAATTCAGCTGCATAAATAAAATTAGATAAACGCATTCTTTCATACATTAATTTTGCGCCATCTCCTTGTTCAACATTGTTAATTTTGTTTTTATATAAATCTTTTAATTCTTCGGGAGCTAGTTCTACTCCTCTTTTTTTAGCATTTGTTAATATTTCTGAAATTTGCGTATTATAATCTTCTGGTTTTATCCAATCTAATTTATATATATCTTGAGCATAAGGTATTGTTATTAACTCTCCATTAGAAGGATTAAATCCAGAAAGATATCTTGCTCCCCCTTGTTCTGGAGCTTGTTTAGCAAGCATTAAATTAATAGCATACAAAGATTGTACATCGCTTAAGCTATTTAATTCATATACTTTTGTTTCAGCTGCTCTATTGCTATATTCTCCTTGTAAAATAAATTCATGACTAATAATCTTTTCAAAATCCCCACTTCTACCAGAAGGGTCTTTGTATATATTTTTCATTCTATTGTTCCAATAAGATTGAGTTGCATCTACTCTTAAAGGATTGTTTAAATAATTTTCTTCTGGAACTATATCCCATTCTATATTCCAATTTTTGTTTTTATTGCTAAGCCCTCCAGTAACAGTAACTATGTAAGATTTACGTTCAGACATTGCTCTTTCTTTAAAATAAATGTTTTGTAATATTTTCCTTGGTTCTATTATGTCTTTTATTGTTTTTCCATCTTTATTAATTTTTTCTACAATATAACTATCTAATGGTTTTCTAGGGTCTCTTGTGCTGCTAATAATACCTTCTGGATTACTAAATTCTTTAAGATTTCTTTTTGCATAATAACCTACAGAAATCCAAAAACGCTCAGGGCTATCATTTGCTTCTAATCTTGCAATATTTCTAATAGCTTCTTTTGCCTTGTGTGATGGCCCTAAAGCTTCAAACAATGAATCTATTTCTTGCTCTACATTAAAAAACGTTCTATCTACAAGGTCTTCTGTTTCTTTTGCATCTTTTTTATTTAAAGAATTTTTAGTTTTTAAATCTTCTAAATTGTCTTGTTTAGCTGATATGTTTGGATTTGGTTTTAATTTAGCTTTTTTAATTTCTAAAGCATTTAAAAGTCTAGTGCTTCTTGTATCTAAAAACTCTACTTCTCTTTGTGAAACAAGAATAGTTTCTTGCAAATCTTTAATTTCTTGCAATGTTAAATCTTCAATTTTTCTTCCTCGGTAAGGATCAAATTGTTTTTGATTTTTATTAAACTCTAATACATAATCTTTATTAGCATAATTAATAGTACCAAACAATGAATCTTTTGCGTCTAGTGTGTAAGCATTTCCAGTGTCTAAATCTCTTACAATTACTTTATTGTTTTTATCTCTACTTAAAACTTCAACTGTCACTGGTCTACCATTCATATCAAACACATCAATATAATCAGTAGGTTTTACTTCTCTTACATCCGTATTTTCTATTTCGCCTAACAACTCTCCAAGTTTAAATTCCATTTCTCCAGCAGTTTCTTTTTGCCATCTTTCTACTTCTTGATTTATTTGTTCTTGTAAAAATCTTAATTCTCCACGTTTTTCTTTTTCTTTTGCAAATCTTGGATTGTTTTGTATATCTTGTATTCTTCTCATTAAAGCTTGTGGAAATACTTCTTTATTAAACATGTCCATTAAACGATTTCCGTGCCAACGTTCTAAATAATCTCGTGCTTGAGCATCTAATTTTTCATACCCTTCAATTCTTTTGTAATCAAAATCTACAAAACCTGCATCCTTGTAAACTAATTTACCTTTTACAATTTCTGGCTTTAATGGATATTGATTAAATGCTTGTTTTTGTAATTCTGGATAACCTTTTGTTAACAACCATTCTGTAGCTTCTGCATGTCCTCTAGGTCTAGATGCTGCACCAAAGAAAAATCCTAATAAATATTCATACACTTGGTCTGGCAATGGAGCTCTTTGCATAGTAGCCATACCGCCTGTAAACGAAGCTCCTAGAATACCTTTAGTCATAAAAGTAGCAAACATAACTTGTTGCTCTGTAAACATTCCAGTTTCTTTTCCTAATTTAGAATGGTATTTAGGTGCTGTTTTTATAGTACCAGCAGAAGTTGTTCTTAATATATCTTCAGTTTCATCTAAATATTTTAAAGGGTCTCCTTTAGGAGATTGTCTACCAGAACGTTTAAAAGCTAAATCATCTAAAGCTTGTTGTAAGTCATCTGCTGTATTATAAATTTCTTTTTCAGCTTTTTGTATCATACCTTTATTGCCGCTTCCTAGCAATCTTCCTAGGTATACATATCTACCTAATCCCCCAAAAAATGCACCAGCCATAGCTCCGTGCATAGCAGCTTCAGCCCAACCTTCTGGTCCTTCTTTACGAGCAGATACAGCCAATGCAACACCAAGTCTAGCTGATTCTTCTGCTATAGCTTTAAAATTATCGCTTCTTGCTAAACCTTTAGTCAAAAATGATGTTTGTATAAGTTTTGAATCACCAAGTTTTTTAGCAGAATTGTCTACTATAAAATCTGCTACTTTTAACGGAATAGAACGTAAACCTACTTTACCAGTATGAACATTTTTAGAACTTAACAATGGAACTTGTTCCGCTCCTTTTTCTAACCATTTATTCCACGACTTAGCTGCTGTAACTCCGCCTCTTGCTACTCCAGATTTTTTAACTGCAGATATAGGTACTGAAGCACCAAAAGATAATACACCTGCAACAATATCTGGAGCAAAACCTACTAAGTGTCCTATTTTGTTAGATAATCCTTCTATGGTACTGTCTGGGTCATCTGCCCAACCAAAAGTAGTAAAACCTTCAGCAACACCAGATGCAAATTGATTTAATACACCTGCTATTTTACCTTCTTCTGTTGATATATCTGGTTTCCAATCTAAACCTACTTCTTTAGTTTGTTTTTCAAATAAATCAACTTGTTCTAAACTAAAGGAATTTCCGTTTTTACTGTACTCACGGTACACTCCATTAAAATAGTCTTCTGGCTTTATAACTCCAGCCTCATAAAGACGACCGAGTCTGTCAAATTCTCTATTCATTTATTAATATCCTATATTTGCGTAGCCTTGTTTACTTCCATATCCTTCAAGTTCTTTTATAGCATTAGCAATAAATATACCTTCGTCTTCATACAAATTTCTTATTGCGCTAGTTTTGTAATATTTGTCCTCTTGATATTCTATCATTTCATCGTCTTTGTAATTAGTGTATAACTCATGATGAAGATATTGACCAGCTTTAGTTTCCATGCTATAATTAGGAGCCAATTCTTTTAATTTTCTAAGTACTAAAGCACGAGATTCAGGCATAGCTACTCCTTGCTCTGCAGAAAACGATACATTGTTGTATAATTTTTTTACTTTAGCTAATCTTTCGCTCTGTTCTCCTAAAACAGTAGGTTTAAAATAACTATTTCTACTTGCAGCGTGTTTGTTTTTATCAAAAAACGAAGGAGTACCAGCTAAATAATCTGAAACACCACTCATTTCTGAAAGTACCATACCAAATGTTATTGAACCTAAATTTGTACCTTGAGCTTTTATAGCAGGCAACATTTTTTCAAAAGCTTTTGCAAGTTTTGGAGCATGTGTTGCTAGCTCTTTTTTTAATAACGGATTATTAGCACTCAAAGGAGCAAGTTTTTGTATTAATTTTAATCTTCCTACGCTTAATCCTGAAGTTGCCGTTGTTTGTATACCTTTTAGAATTGCACCACTACCACCAAAATAAACAGCTGCTACTGCTGCTGCTGTAGTTACTGGATTAACTAATTTATCGTGAGAACCTTTACCGTATCTCCCTGTTATATTCCAAATACTTCTAGTTATCTCTCCTGGATTAGTTTTTTTCACTAATGGACCATTTGTCCATTTACCAAGACGATAAAAACCAAACCTATGTTGAGATTCAGTACCTGAATAATCTTCTAAAATCATTTCTGGGTCACTTGCTTGGTCTGAATCAGTTTTTGCATTGTCTAAAGCTGTTTCTAAATTTATAGCATCTCTACCCATCTGCATTTCCATTTGTTTAGCTCTTATCATATTTGTTAATTCATTTGCTTGTTTTTCTGCTGCTGATGGTTCTAATAATTTATCTAAAGCCATTAAAAGCTGTGCAAAAGAACTCATTCTTGCTGATACTATATCTTGTTGTGCCATGTTTTCTCCTTAAACGTATTTATATTGGTCTATATTAGTCATATTATAGTTTAATCCAACACCTTGTTGCGCATATTGCGATTTTAAATTTAACGCAGAAGCGTCTAAACTTCTCAATTCTCCAGCTAATCTATTTTGTATTCCTACAACTTGAGCTGTAGTTTGCATACTTCTTGAACTCATTTGCTGATTAAAAGCTGAAAGCAAATTGTCTCCTGCTAAATTTCCACTACCAAAAGCTAAATTAGCGCCTCCAATGTTTGCTTGTGCTTTATCAAGTCTAGACTGTCTATTTAATGCTAATGAAGCCATTGCTATATCTCCTTGTGCTACAGCACTATCAGCCATTCCTTTATATTCTTGAGTAATAGATTTTCTTTCACCTGTAATTTGTTGCATTTGTGCTGCTCCTATAGGGGCTAATCTTTCTCGCATTTTTCGTTGTTTTCTTCTTCCAGAAAAATAATTTACTACTGATAAACCTGCTAACGCCCAACCTACAGGGTTTGACATCATAGCTGCTCCTATTTTTGCTCCTACACCCATTTTAATACCCTTCCTTATCTTCATATTGCGGTGATAATAAATTATCGCCATTTTTACTCTTTAAATTTATTAACCCGTCATTTAAAGTCCATTTTTTACCTATTTCTAAATTTCTTATTTTATTCATAGAATTAATTAATCCTAATACTGGATTCATAGAACTTAACAACTCATTGTTAGCTGCTGCTGTTAATGCTTTTTTAGCAGTGCTTACAGTTTCAATTGGTGCTCCCAAATCTACACGTTCCCCATTAAGAATTCCACGTTGCGTAGGAGTCATTCCTGTATCAAAATATGTTCCAGCTTTTTGATTTCTTAAAGCAACTTTTACTGTTTCTATAACTTTAGGGTCTTCAGAAAACATTAATGGTACTATAGGATTAACAGTACCAAACTCTGAATCATTTGCATCGTTCATATCTATATATTCTACAGGGTCAAAATTTAACTCCATTGCTAAATCTGCATATCTATTTTGCATAGCAAGTTTATTTTCCATTTCAATTTGTTCTATAGGAATTCCATCATTTACTAACGGTGCATTAGGTTTAGATTTATTTGCTTGAATTTTATCTTCTGGAACTATTTGTTCTAAATCTTTATCTATAGCATAAGAAAGTTCTTGCGGTTTTTTATCAAAATAATCAGGCATTGTTTATCTCCTTTAGCAATTTTATTGCTTTTATAAAATCTTTTACTCTTACTGGCGTTTGTTCTATCCAACTAGAAGGCTCTTTATCTGGTGGATTTTTATATAATACTTCTTGTATAGCGTCATCATACTCTCTATGACATAACATATGCCATGTTTTAGGAAATTTTCTAGACCAACTAGCACCTAGTTGATAATTGACAGATACTAATGCTATAATTATATCATTGTTTTTAGTTCCTAACACATTTGCTTGTTTTTTAGCAGCAGTTAAAGCTGTATCAACATCAGCTTTAAACCACTCATCTATTACATTTTTTGGTACTAAAGATTTAACAGGATATTTTTCTTGTTCTTTTTTAGTTAATAAATGTCCAATACCACAAGTAGCTTTACCCAATATATCTAAATATACGCTTTGTTTATACCCTTCACGTTCTTTTAAATGCTCAAATAGCTTTTCAGTAAAAGGGTCTTTTTTCTTTTTAAAAAAACCTAGCATTATTCTGACATTCCTGTAGTTTGATTTTGATTATTACTACTATAAGGACTTATAGTGTTAGGATTATACCCTAATTCATAATCTTTTTCTCTTCTAAGTATTTCATTGTATTGTCCTACCATTTGAGCAATTTTAGTAGATTCAATATACTCTATACTAGAATCAATATATCCATTTAATCTATTTAAGAATTTTTGATTAAAACCAACTACATTTCCGTTTACATCTCTTTCTATAACTTCTTGGTTCATATAACGTTCATATTCTCCAGTATTATCAAATCCCATAATTTGAGCGCTTATGTTATTTGCGCTAGTCATCCAAGTTTTTTCATTAACAGTAACATTGTCAGGATTTACTGGACCTGGTATTGAACCTTGCCCACCACCACTTCTAACAAAAGCAGCTTCTTGTTGTCTTCTGTTATAAAGCTCATGACCTTGAGGAACTTGCCCTGCTATTAAATCTGCTGCTTTATTAAAATCTCCATCTTGAATAGCTTTTTTAATTTTACCCCCGCTGTCATTTAAATCAGAACCAGCATTATAAGCTAAAGATTCTAATCCTATTCTAACACTTTTAGGTAAGTTATTATAATAGTCTTTTCCAAATTTAGTACGCAATTCTTTTCTAAACGTTTTTTCTATTTGCATTTCTAATTGTTTTTTAGCTTCTTCTTTAGATATTTTACTCATTCTTCCTCTTTTAGTAACTGCAAGACTATCTCCCTCTGCGGTTATAAAAGTGTCAGTACCATATCCATATCTATAAGCGTCAACATCCCAGTAAGATTTTTCGCTAAATCCTTCTACTTCTGATAACCAATCAGTTACGTTATCGTAAGTCTTTCCAGAAAAACTTGCGTTAGAACCTTCTGTTTCTTTTGGCATATAAATTTTATCAGTTCCTACAGCTTTTGTAAATTCGTCATTTTCTGTTTCTTGATTAAAAGTATAAGTAGGATTGTAATTTTCTCCATCAACTTTTACGTTTTCTACGAGATTGCCATAAGCTCCATCGTTTTGAACTACATTTCCAGCTACTTCTCCATTTAGTGTAGAAAAATCTATTGGTTCGCCTATTACAGGCTCGTCATTTCTTTTAAAAAGACCTTTTAATAAACTTCCGTCAAATACTCCATTTTCACCAAACAATTTTTTTCTACCTTCTGATTCAACAGGAGGCTTATCTCCGTAAATTTCTTTATATTGGTCTGGATGATTTTCAAATAACCATTTTTGATTAGCATTCATTTGACCTGTTGACATACCAGCTAATTTTTTACCTACTGCTAATGAGCTAACAACTCCAGTACCAACTTGTGCTGCTATAACTGCTGGGTCATTTTCTATGTCTAATGCTAATTTTCTATTTTGTTCTGCTATTTCTGCTCTTGCAGCAGCATTCATAACTTGATGTAATCTCATGCTTTCTCCAATTCTGTTTTATACCAATTATTATCTACCTTTATGTATTGATATACTGATTGTCCTTCTTTTACTATTTTTCTGTCACCTGAAGCACCTTCGTTTTCTTTAGGTTTTATAACCTCGACTTTCATAGGTGTTTCAAGTTGTTGTTCTTGCTCTCTAATTTTTATAGCAAGTTTTCTAAATTTTGATTCCATAGTTTCTATCATTTTACACTCTTTTGTCTAAATATTATTTGCATATCGTTTATTTCAAAATTACTATTAACATCTGTTCCAGAAAGCCTTAATCCAAAATTTTTTACATTATTAAAAGCTTGACTTTCCGTAAATTCACTTTTAGCTTCTCTCATATTTATTCTTAATGTCTTAAATTCAGTTTCATTATTACCATCTAATCTAGCTAATATTTCTTCATTGCTGTCAGTAAATCCATGCACAACAACACCATCTCCGTTTTTATAATTTAAATAAACAGATATTATTTTCTTATCTACACTTGGACTATCAAATGTGTAATCTTTTGTTTTTAAAGCTAATTCATCAAGATTAGTAGTACCTACTAAATTTGTAGGGTCTGGATTAAAATAACGCAATTTTAATGCGCTTCCATCTTTTTCCATCCAAGCTAATTTTCCATTATCTAATGTTATCATATTGGTATTAACATTTGTAGTAAATCTTTTACTACCATAAGTCCAAGCCATTGATTTTAAATCTAATACTAATACTTTTTGATTTTTGTTTGCAATTACAAGATGTTTTTCTTCTGGTATAAAACCAATAACATTGTCTACATGGTAATAATTTGATTTCCAAACTAATCTTTGTTGCCCTTTTTGGTCTAACAATAAATCTTTAATTTGTTCGCCATTATATAAAAACACTCCATATTGATTAAACCATGCTACAAATCCTTCGCCTTTAAATACGTGATGTTTTTCTGCTACACCTTTATAATCTAAGCTAGCTTCTAAAAATTCTACATCTCTACTTACATTAATAACATGCAATACATTCTTTTTAAATTGCAATAAACGACCATTTAATGATTCTAATTTAACAATATCGTCACCATCATTTATTTCAACATCTATTCTATTTTCAAATTCAAATGTGTCAAAAGCATTTACATTAGATTTAAATACAGTATCATTGCTTATTTGAAATTCTCCAGTAATAGGGTCTTTATATTTAACATTTCCTATATATAATCTTCTGTTTAATATAGTTCCAGTCTTGTAAGAAGTTCCAGTAGGACCAACTACAGAAGGTTCTATTTCTAAACCAACTGCTGTTTGCAATGGGTCTTTAAGTCCTTTAGCATTATTAGAAGCTCCATATTGTATATGATACCCCAAATCTCCGCTACTAACACCTAAAAGGTTTATAGGCCATGCATAAAATTTTTGAGAAGCAGTAGATGGAGCAGTTACAGCTCCTAATTTTTGATAAGTTTTAGACCCTGGTATTCTCCATCCTTTTCTTAAATCTATTTCTAATAATTTATATTTTACTCCGTCAAAAACTTTCATACTGCTAGTAATGTCACTTTCAATATTATTAAATCCGTCATTAGTTTTATTCCACAATACGTGTATAGATTTTAAACGTGGTTTATTAGGTATATGTCCAAATAAATTAAAATACATTTTATAATTAGTTTGAAGCCCTAACCCTTCAGGAGCATCCATTTTAGAATAATATTCTATTTCACTTAATTGTCCATCTAAATATTCATATTGCACAAATAAATTAATTTTATCATTAGAAGAAGCAAACCAAGTTCCAGAACTTGCATCTCCAGTATTATTTGGAATAGTGCCATTACTTCTATTTTCAATACCTGCAAAAAGATTAATAAATAATTTACCAGTATTGTTAGTGTGAGTAAAGCTACCATAAGGTATTCTTATAACTTCTTTATTTATAGGGCTTCTATTTAAATGATAAATAGCATTACCACTAGTATGTCCTCCAAAAGCATTTGAATTAAATCTACCTCTGTCAGTGCTATTAAAAGTTATATCATTGCCATTAATTGAACCTATATGTAAATATTCTAAATTACTTCCAGTATTAATTCTTATATATCCACCTATTGTAAATTTAGTTCCATCGCTAACAGATACAGTTTGTGTTCCTGTATTGCTAAAATTAGAAGTTAAAGTAGCTCCACTATCTGTTTCTATAGGTATTATATTAGTAGAAGTATTATTAAAATGTATAATTTGAATTTCGTTTGTAGAGGGTTTATCTACTACAGCTACATCTTCAAACCAACCTGTTTTATCCAATCTTGGAGCTCCATTAGATGTAGTAGTATCTCCAAAATCATATTTTTCATTAATAAAACTAAATACTTTAGGAGTGTGATTATCATTACTAAAATCAGTAGCTGTTACTCTTACATTACCGTCTATAGCTGTATACTCTACATCTGAAGCTGCAGGACCATAATTTATTGTTTTAGCACTATAAGCTCCGTCAGTTTTGTCGTATATTTTAATTTCGCTGTCAGTTTTGTCATTTATAAATAACATTTCAGTATTATCTATGTCGTTATTTGTTTGTTCTGGGTCTTTGTCAGATTTAAAATAAAACAACCCATTACCAACTGTAGGAGTAAAATTTGAATTAGAAATAGTAAGAGTAGTGCCTTCGTCAGCAGTAGCACCCATTACTTTTAATTTACCAGGAGTGTCTATTGATAAAGAATCAATGTTTTGCATTTGATTTCCTTCTATATCTTTAGCATTAGTATGATTATTTAATCCCCCGCTATAATTACTAATGTTTAAAATAGCTTTTTCAGCCACTATTTCTTTCCTTTCTTCTTGCTCCCAAGATTTCTATTTTTTCTACTATCAATAGGTACTCCCACTAAAGGTTTACCTACTTTGTTAGATGTTACTGCTTTTGGGTCACTTCCCAGGTCTGCCATCTATAATTTCTCCCCACAAGCTAGTAACTCCATTGTTAATTTCTACAACTTCTACTTTAAAAGTACCATTGTCAAACCAATCTACAATTGCAAATGCATGAGCCCAGTTATGTAATCTTCCTTTTAACCATTTGTTTTTTTCATGAGACATATCTTTTAAACATCCCATAGACCAAGCGCCAATGTTTCCATTAAGCTTAGTTAATGTATGTCTTTGTACATCATGAGTATGTCCATACATTACATTTTCTCCATAAGCTTCCAAATGCTTTTTTGCATGATACGTAGTTGCGTAGGCACCATGAAAAAAAGTAAGTTTACCAATTTGTATAGGTAAATTATATTCAGTGTACTTATATCCTCTTTCTTTTATTTTGCACGCTTTAAAAAAAGCATAATCAGACATATAGGGATACTTAGTAACAAAATTATCCAACCAGAGATCGTGGTTGCCTTGGAGTAAATACTTTTCTTTACATCCAATTTTTTTAAGTACTTCATCCCAAATATCTAATCCTTCGTTTACCAACCTTATATCTTCTTCTATAATAGGTTGTTGAAACTCTAACGGAGGTAATTTCTTGTCTTTATATTTCCAAGCAGAAACTGACTCCCATTCTCCTACATCTCCCAAATTAACAAAAACATCTGGTTTTATTATTTCTATTGCTTTTACTACACAATTGATAGCTGCATCATCCTGTAAAGGAAAATGAGTATCAGGTACTACAATTCCACGTTTCTTTATTTTCAAAATGCCTCCTAGGCTGAACGTTTAACTTTTTCAAACGAGCGCATTCCCCCAAGACCGAGCATCCCAAGTAATACAGTCGTTAATGTGCCCATATCAAAAGTAGGTAACACCACTTCATTGCCAAAACTATACAAAATAAATGTTAGCAAAGGTTGTAAAATAAAATGATAACCCAATGCTGTAGCACATATCCAGCCAGTAAAGGGCCTCCAGCCCGCAACAAAAATGCTTGTATGACCAGCTTCTACTTTATTGACTTCCATTTGTGCTTTGTTAATTTCTGCAATTAATTCAGCTTTTTCCTGTTTGTCTAAAGTAAACTTGTCTACATGACCTGCAACTTTGTCAATAATACCAGCTACTATATCTAATTTAGGCATATTACTTACACTCTTCTTCGCAATCTATTAAAGCTTTTAAATAACCTTGTTTTTCAAGAATCATGCTTTTTACTTCACTTAATCTAGCATTAGCTTCTTGTATTTGATTAGCAAGTTCATTATGTTGCTCTACAAGCACTTCCATTTCTGCTTGAGATTTTTCTTTTAATGTAAGCTCTTTTTTTTCTTTTGACATTATGTCTCCGTGTTTAGTTAATAATCACAAATATAATAAATTATTAATAAATTTACTATTGAATTTGTTTTTTAATTTTGTCGAACACTTCCTGTTCGTCAAATCTCATACTTATGCCAGGTTCATATCTCATAACCTCTTTGCCTTCTTTAAGAATAATAATAGTAGGAACAACTTTTATTTTCCATTCTTTTTGGATAACTGCACCTATTGTTTTACTATTTAAATCTATTTCAGCTACATAACAAAGTTTAGCTAATTTTTCTACTTCTACTCTATTTTGATAGTTCCATGATGCATTTACTTGAACTACTGCACAATTCTGCACATTTAATGCTTGAACTTGTTGAAAAGTATCTAAATTAACTGCTTGCGAGTATAAGGGTGATTGCCATAATAATAATCCAAGCAACCATACCATACCATAATAATAATTCATTTTTAAACCCCATTAGTTGTTATTCATATCAAGTAAAGTCTCTTGAATCATTCTTGTGTCATCTTTTACAGAATCTACCTTATCTTCAAGTTTATCTACTTTATCTTCTGTATTCAATATTGAATCACGAATCATTTGGTCTTTTAAATCATATTCCATACGTGATACTTCTGGCTCTGGTAATTCTTTAGCAAGTTCTATTTCTGCTTGCAGGGAATACCACATACCAACTACCAAAGCTATAGTTACTGCAACACTAATTGCAGTTTCTAAACTTAATGTAAATTTACTATCTTTACCTATTTCCACTTTATCCCCCTATTTCTGAATGCACTAATACGCCACCTGCGTAAAAGTTATTGTTTTTTGTTAATATAGTATATGTAGTATCCTTGTCTGCCATATACTCAAATCTATGTATTACTTTTGTACCGTCAATCATTTGTATAACATTACCTTCTTCTAATTGACTTGCATCTAAATCATATAAATCTTTTGTTCTTTGCGGTCTATAACTAGCCATAGAACCATCTGCTAAATATATAGGGTGGTCTCTAGTAACTATTATATTTTTTAATACATCATTATTATCATACATAACTTTAATTAAATTATCATGTGCTACAAACAATGTATCTAATATTGGTACTTCTTCTATACTTTCTGTTTCAAAGTTGTAAGAATATATAATATCACCATCATCTAAATCATATATATTTTTCATTCCATTAGGAGTATCTACCAATATACTTGGATGTATACAAAATCCACCAGATAAAAAAGTTATATTACCAGTTATAGCTGAACTATTAGCACCATTGTTTACCATAGTAAAACTAAATGAACCAGTACCATCTTTATTAGAAGGTGTATGTTGCCAACCTGGTCTTATCTTTAATGTACCTGAATTAAAACTACTTAATGAACTATTTAACTGAGTAATAGTAGATGTTCCACTAGTGCTAGTACTTGGCGTACTTCCATCTGTAGTAAATTGAAATTTTAAATTCCCAAATGGTCCTCCACTTGTAGTAAAATTATTTACATCACAACCGCCGCTACCACCAGTTAATGTTAATGTTGCAAAACTATTTGCCATATCTGTTGTTCCTCCGTCTCCACTACAGTGTAATCCAGTATTACCACTAGTAGACCAAGATACTCCAGCATCGTGGTCATAACTATAAAACTCCGTCATTGCATGAGGTGCATTACCGTCGGGTCTATCAGCACTTGCATTAGCAGTGTTAATAGTGTGTCCAAATAATGCACCAGAACCATCTGATAAACTTTTTAAACTAGCATTAACTCTATTACTAGCATAATCTAATTCAGATTGTATCTGACTTATCTTTATTTCACCTGATGACGTTAATGCCATATTATCCCTTTATCTTTTTGTATTCAACAATGTCTGCTTTAAGCTCAACTACCAATGCTTCTGCACTTACTAATTGTGCTTCTGCATCTGCAATTGCTTGGTCAACACTTTTAACATCAGTATA